AACCGTATCGCCAATATTGATTACCGGAGTACCGCCACCAGAACGCGCCGCGCCGGACACTACAGGCCGCTCAGTGGGTGCAGTAACCAGACCGCCGTCAGCATAGCCGCGCATCATGTCGTAGAGGTTTGAAACGCCAATACGCTCCGTTGCCTCTTTGGTGAAAACAAACTCACCTTTATGAACCACACCTGCCGGATCGTGCTTGCCACCAATGCCCGTGAAGCCGCCACTGTCATACCCCTGATAACTGGTACTCATGCCCATCGCGCCAGTACTTCCCGCCGAAGCCGCCACACCTGACCCAACTGCACCTATAGCGGAACCACCGAAGCTCATAAAAGACGACAGCACTGTTTTGGTAAGCAACGCCTGTGCGGTCATTTCAACCAGGCTTTTAATGACGCTCTGAGCCAGCGAGGCAAACAGGTTTGAAATGCTCTCCTTAAAAGACTGCGTGCCAGTAAGTAACCCTGTCAGGGAGTTGGTCACTCTCTCCGACGCTGCTTCCGCCAGGCTCTCAATCCCTTTATTCAGCGCACTCTGCCCTGCATACAGATTAAGAGCCGCCTGATACTGCGCATCTGCTGAATCCCGAGAGGATTTCTGCATCAGCGCTTCATAGGTTTCCTTGTTAAGTCTGCCGTTGACGTAGTAGGCATCGTAAAGGCTCTGCTGCTGCACAAGCTGATTCTGAAGCTGCGCGACCGGGTCAACCTCACCCGCTATGTTCAGCTTTGGCGCTGCCGTGCGGCTGGCCTGCGCCTGAATGAGCTTCTGAGCGGAGTCGTTCGCAAGGGTGATACGGGCCGACTGATACTCCTGCTCAGTCATCAGGCGTGACGCATAAAGCTGCTTAAGGTCCCAGCTAGCCTCTGACTCCTGACGCATAACCGCTTTGGCCGGAGAGTACTGCTCAGCCAGTTCCTGACGCTGCCGCTGGTAGTTTGCCGCATTGAGCGTCATCACCCGCTGAACTTCAGCCTGACTCACACCAGAGGCTTTAGCCTCCTTCAGGATTTTTTCCTGCGATACCTTTTCCTGAAGGTTGATTTTTTCCAGGCTGGAAGCGTGCGCCTGCTCTATCTCATTGCGCAGCGACTGGAACTGTTTAAGCGCCTGCGCGGCCTTTTTGTCAGCCTTCGCCGGGTCCTCTCCACCCCAGGGGGATTCGACTTTACCCGCGTCAGCCGCTGCGGCTGTCGCCGCCTGAATATCGCTTTGAAGGGCTTTCGCCCGGTCAGCAACGCCTGTTTTAACCAGGAAGCGGGCGTTAGTCGCGTTAGTGATGTTGTCTCTGGCTGTTGATGCCGCTGAGTCAAGGTCTTCGAGTTGCCCCTTTAGCTGGCGCTTTTCTTTTTCAAGAGTCTCAGCAGAAGGGAAAAGAAATCCAAGCGTTGAACCTTCACGGCTTTTAGCCAGACTGATCCGCGTATCGCTATAACGTGACAGCTCATCTTTCACTTTTTCACGCTGTGTGTTGATGTTGTTCAACTGCTCGGTGTAATCGTCTAATTTTACAGACAATTTCACATCTGAGAGCTGCATCAACGCTGCTGTGGTCTCAACTACCGCGCCTTTCAGATCAAGAGCTGACTGCCTTGCCTGTTTAGCCTGCTCATGGAAATAAAGCACAGCAGAACCGGCCAGCATGGCCGCACCTACGGGGCCACCAATAAGGGAGAGTGCGCCACGCGCCAGCCCTGAAGCAACCGATGCAGCCCGCGCACTGATCGAAAGCTGTGAATTGGCAACGGCCAGCCGTTCGGTGGCTGCTGCTTCAGCAATTCTTGACTCTCTGATTGTACGGCTGAGGGCAACCTGCTCTTTCTGATAACCGACATTGATGCCCGCTGCGGCGTTTGCTGCAGATCGGGTGCCAAGATAACGGGCCTCTTCCTGAGCCTGTGAGCGCGTGGCCTGTGCCGCTGCGATGGTCTGCTTAGCGATTTCGGCCTGCTGTAGTGCGTTTCTCCTGACGGCCAGTTCGTTAGCGGTCCACGATGTAATGCTTTCCCTGAGTCCGGCGGTCAGTTTGGTTGAGATAACCGGAATCAGCGTATAAAGCGCGACTGAGGCAACCGTATTGAAGTTATCAGCCAGGGCGTTGACGGATTCTGTAATGCTCTGAACACCGGAGCGCAGAGGACCATTACCAGACTGACCGACCTTGATGATCAAACCTTCAAAGGCACTCGTCAGCCCCATCAGATCGCCGTTCAGGTTATTAACCCTGACAGCGGCCTGCTCGTGGGCAGTTTGCGTACCGGTAAGCGATTTGGTCAGCTCATCAAGTTTGCTGCGGTTGCTGGTAAGAATTGAGGCGGCGTTAATGTTCTCTACGCCAAACAACTTAACGGCCTGCGCCGTAGAGAGGTTTTTGCCTGCCAGATTCTCCAGCGCTTTGCTCAGCCCGACAACAGAGGGCTTTAGCGTTTTATCGGTGCCTTTTTCAAGGTTCAGGATGATGTTGCGCAGTGCGGTACCCGCTTCACCGCCTTTAATTTCACGCGAGGCCAGCACCTGAATAGCGGCATTAAGCGTTTCAAATCCGATACCGGCCTGCGCTGCGGCCACACCACCATTTTTAATCGCGGCGGCGGTGTCGTTAATTTCAGATGCACCAAATTTGGCACCTGCAGCCAGCACGTTAATGTAACGGTCTGCCTGCTCAGCGCCCGCGCCGAATTGATTAAGAGACAGCGCCAGCGTGCGCGTTGCATCAGGCAGCGTGCTGCCGCCCGCCTGAGCTAACAACAGGGCGCTGTTTGTCGCCTTTTGCAGTCCGTCCGCCGTTTCAAGCAGTTCCGGCTTAGCCGAAGCCATCAGCTTCAGCGCCTCAACAGCCTGACTCGCGCTGTATTCCGTGGTGCGCCCCATCTGCTGCGCAGCCTGATCGAGCGCACGGAGCTTGTCACCCGTTGCGCCGGTAATAGATGACAGGTCAGACAATGCCTGTGAGTACTGCCGCGAAGTCTGGATAATCGCACCCAGCGAAAAACCGACGCCAGCCAGCCCGGCGATGCGACCAGCAAGCCCGCTTACCGTGGAGGTTACGCGCTTGTAGGCTTCGTCAGTCTTTTTGGCATCATCCTGAGCCTGTCGGTTGAACTGGCGGGACTGTTTGTTAGCATCGCCATACGCACCGATAAGCTGCGTTTTGAAGTTGGCCGCATTGAGGTGAAGCCCTACGGCAAGGGAAGCGACATCAGCCATTACATTAACGCCCTCATGACAGCATCACACTGCTGACTGACGTCAGGCGCAGTTACGTTACCTGCCGGGTGATGCGGGGTTGCGACAGAAGAAGTGTTTTCAGGGCCAGGCTGTTTCATGATTCCCTGTTGAAGGAAGTACGCCCGCCAGTGGTTCAGCACGTCACAGGGCAGCGCCGCTATGACGGAGGGGTCAGGTTCGCCCCATCTGTCAGCCAGCCAGAAAATAAGCTGGAGCCACGGCGAGCCCGTCAGTTTTTTTCCGCTTCTTCCAGCTTGCCGATAGCATGCGTTTTGACGCGCTCAATCGCTTCCAACAGGGCGGGATTGTCATGCGAATCGATTAACTCAGCCGCTGTTGGCAGCAGCTCAGCAGGGATCGCTGAACCGTCAGCATTCACCAGGCTGTCAATGACAAGCTGAACGCTCATTTCTGAAATAGCGCGGACATTGCCGCCTTCCTGCACCTTATCAAGCGCCTCTTCATAGCTGATAAGCTCGCCAGCAGTGCGGCGGCGGATATAAACAGGCGTACCGAACATTTCTGTCTTTACGGCGGTGTTCTTTGGCTGCAACAACAGTGACTTGAGCTTTGAAATATCGAAATTATCTGACATCAGATTTTACCTGCTGAGGAATTAAAGCCGCCATGACAGCGGCGATATTAAAATTAAGAGCCGGAAGCAACGCCCCACTGGATGTTGTTTTGCTTGCCCTGAACGGTGATCTGAATGACTTCACTGGCAGGCGCGGTGATTTCATTCATCTGCCAGCCAGACAGCGCCAGCACCATGTTGGCGGTGCGACCGTTTGGCAGTTCGACGTAAAACTGCACCGTCTGACGGTTTTGCGCGGCGTTAAGGAAGGTTGCAAAATCGGTGTTAGACGGGTCGTCCACAAAGCCGAGTGACTTTTCAGGCCCTTCAGGCAGGTCAGAAATAAACTGTTTGCTCGTATCAATGAGCGTTGTGCAGTCAACGAATCCGCCCGTCTGGCCCGTTGCGCCGAGCGCCTTACAGTTAATCAGCGGTTTCATCGCGGAAACCGCTGCGCCAGCCGCGCCCCACATAACCACCGTACCAGCAGGCAGCATCGCGTATTCTGGCGAAGTTTTATCAGCCATGACTTTTCTCTCTGTTGAAGTGGTAGCGGCTGCTACCCGTTGTTTTGAATGCGGTCCCGTATTTCAACCGCGAGGATTCTGAGGACGCGGGATTTGTTGTAGTCCAGCGCCGGACGGATAAAAGGGGAAGGTACCTGTTTAACTGTGCCGAACTCCTGAGCCAGCGCCTTAATGAAGTGCTGCTTACTGGGACCGACGCGAAGTACGACGACTGCATTACCTTTGGTGCGGGTTGAGGAACGAATTTTGATTGAGTCACGCATGTGCGGGCCCTTTGCGGACTCGTCGTAACCTGCATGCTCTTTCATGTCCTGCTCAACGATTTCAAGTGCAGCGCGGCCAGCGTCACGCAAAACTTTTGTACCTGCTTTTTCACCCAGCGCGATAAGCTGACGCTCAAGCTCATCAAGCCCTGTAACCTGCATGCTCAGCACATTCACACCTCACTGAAATAGATGATGAAATCTCTGCTCAGACGGTACTGAACTGCATTATTGGGCAACGTGAATTTATCCTGTCGCACAGAGCCGCGCTCAACGTACTGAACCGGATAACCGCCAATATCACCGTGCCTGATGCCCTTCCATATCTGCCAGAGTTGATTGTCCAGCGCCAGCAGGCCCGTATAATCAGAGACTTTGACAAAGGAAATCTGGAAGCGCCCCGCCACCAGCGATGTTCTGACGAGGCCGTTTTCAATCTCGGGGTCTGAAATACGCTGATAGGTAATACCCTCCTGCTCAGTATCAGGAATCACTAAGGGGTAGACCTGCAGTTCGGACAGCGCCTGAAGGGCTTTGTAAATACCTGACTCAATCATGACGCACATCCCTTTCAGCAGTGATGACGGCGCGATCACGCCTGCTGCGGTCAACGGCCCTGATGGTATAAACCTCATTCCCCCAGCTTATTTTCCAGTCCGTCTGAACATCGATACGCGGGCGGATAGTGAACTGCCATGTCTCAACAATCTGTTGCTGATCCAGGCTGCGTATTTTGCGGTTTGAAATGTTTTCAGCTTTAGCCCAGATGAAGGGAGAACTGATAACAACCTGACCCGGCAATACCTCACCAAGCGGCCCGCGTTCTGATTCAGTGCGCTGTAACCTGATGCGTTTATCAAGCTCGCCAGCAGCCAGGCCCGTCATAGACCGTAAACCCTGTAAGGCTGAAGAAGCGCATCCACTGCCAGAGGCATTTCACTGGTTTTTTGTTCACTGACCGCTTCGCGGTTTGCATACCAGTGCCCTACCAGAAGCAATATGACCAGGCGGATGTCATCATCAAGCAGCAGACGATCCTCGTCGGTATCAAAGCCCGCATCAGCATTGGTTTCATAGAGGTTTCGGCGCGTCCATTTTTCAATGTGTCGCTTTGCCGCACCAATGTAGATGGTTAACAGTGAATCTTCGCTGGTATCGTCAGCATCTATACGACAATGCTCTCTCACCGTTTCAAGATTGATAATCATGATGAGAATCCCGAAAGAAAAAGCGGCCCGATGGCCGCTGATGTTTACGAACCGCTTTCGGCACCGCTGAAGTTGCCGAAAACAAACGCTTCAGGACGCTTAACAGCCAGCGCAAGTCGCTCTTCGCAGCGAATTGAGATCATGTTCTCTTCGAAGTCAGTGCCGTTTTCAGTGGAGATAACAACGTTAGAATCTTCACGGTCAAAGAGCTGAGCGGCCACATTGAACGCACCCGTCAGGAACTTGCCAGCGAATTTAGCTTCTTCAGTCGCCACTACAGGCAGTCCCCAAAGGGTCGGTCCGGTCAAAGCAGAAGGGTTAGCCAGGATATAGCGGCCCAGGCTGTCTTTGGTCAGTTCGATCTTTGCCCAATCAATAAAGTGCAGAACGTGACCTGATGCAGGGAAACGAGCCAACTGAGCCTGCAGCATAGCCAGGCGCAAATCATCGATACCGCTCTGCT